GAAGTCTGCGTCTGACATGTAAGGGTCAATGGCGTTGCCCCAATAGGGCTTGTCCAGTACCTTACGACTGTAGATAACCCAAGACAATTGCTCTGGGCTGTTAAGGTTGATAGGTGTGTCACCCATTAGCTTACGAACATGCACATTCAAATCGTCAATAAGTTGACGCTTCTCCTGTTCAAATTCTTGACGCACCTCTTCCAGCTTGTTGGTATCAACAGTGAATCCACGTTGATAGATACGTGACAGACACACAGCTACCTCATTGGTCAGTGTGACTGTAGGCATCAGTGCTGCATCAGCCTGTGTATTAAGGCGGTACATCAGCCTGTCAGACAGTTGCTGTGTAGCATGTAGGTCAGCAGACAGGTACTCAGACAACTCATCGTGAGGAATGTCACGGGTTGAGTAGCCCTGCTTGAAGTACTCTTTGAGAGTGTCCTGCTTCTTTGTGTCCAACTCATACCTTTCAGCACAAGCCTCAAGAGACAGTGGCTCTTTGATACCCCGCTGCAATACATACTCTGCCAGCATCGTGTCAAACACAGGGCCATCATATGTAAAGCCAGACTCCCATAGCCACAGTAAATCGTGCGCCGCATTGTGCATGATAAGAACTGTAGCGGCATCAAGAAACTCCTGTACCAATACATGCCCATGTTCATCAGCATCCACCTCACTGTGGTCAAAGGTAAGGATACGTTCAACACCTTGGTCAGTCAGCATACCCACCATAGTCAGTGAGTTCTCTGGCTCAAAGGGGTCAAGGTGCATCTTACCACCACGCTTGGTGACGGTGTTCTCTACATCAAGTGTTAGCTTCATCCTTCATACCTCGCTGTCAGATAGTCCAACTCACAGTTCACCATACCGTGCCAGCCATTCAGCTTGTTCTTCACGATGTTCATGTGACGTAGTGGGCTATCTTCTTCCTGTCCTTCAACTGTTGGTGACTTGCCAATCAGTATCATCAAGTCAGCCTCTGCAGCCTTACCTGTACGTGAGCCTTCCATCATAGACTGATTAAGCTGTGAGCGTCCTTCTGCCTCTGCTGATAGCTGCGACATGTAGAACACGGCACACTCATACGTCTTGGCAATCTGCCTTGCATGAATGGCGCAAGCCTTGAGTGCCTCATCAGGGCGTGAGAAGCCGCCAGCAGTCTGGAACTTGTCACCCATGTCAAGAACAAGGATGTCAGGCTTGTACGATTTGCATACGGATTCAACCCATGCCATGTCACGCCCACCTGCTTCCTTAATCTTGATGTTCTGTCGCACTGGTTCGTACAGAGACTTAGCCATAGCCATGTTAGACTTGACATCACGTGCTGACATACCAGCGGCAGCAGTGAGGTATCTAGCCCCAACACGGTGGGTGGGTTCCTCATTACACAGGATAACACACTTGGCTCCCTGTGATGCGAACCCACCCGGCGCGGCAATCAAACTGGCGTGGAAGGAAGTCTTGCCAGTGTTGGGCCGTGCGCCAACCTCAATCAACTGACCAGCACTAACGCCTTCTACCTTACGGGCTACGCTTGGGATATTGAAGGACCACTTAGCCTCCAACTCAGCTTTAGCCATAAGCGTTTCAATACTGATGTCATCCCACTCAATCTTCAGGTTTGGTGTGAAGTCATCCCCATATTGCTCAAGCAGATTACGTAACTGCTCAAGAGTGCTGGCTGAACCGTTGACCATATCAAATCCTATATTGGCAACATCCTCACCTATGACTTGCTGGAACAGCTTGGACAGCACTTCCTGTGCTACGTCCTTGCCCATAGGTTGCTCACGCTTAATGTTGTAGAACAAGGCAGCGTAGGCTTGCTTCTGGGCAGTCGTGAGGGTAGGATTGTTCGACATGAACAACGCTTCAATCTCATCTGGTGTTACTGTACGCTCGTACCTATCCATAGCTGTGTCGATAGACTCTTTAATCTTCCGCACATCTTTGCTGAACAAGCGTGTTGGACAACGCGAACCACGATGGTCATCGTAGAACTCCTTATCCATTAGGCTTCTTATCAATGTAAGTTCCATTGGCTATTCTCCTATCTGTTTGCGGAGAGCGTCTAGCTTCTCCATGTCTGTCGGGTTTCTGTACTTTATATCATCCACCAACCTCAATACGCGAACATCCGAAACGTGTCCACGTAGTTCTTTCGCCATAGCAAGTGTCTTAGGTAAGGCATCGGGGTCTAATGCTATGACTGCTGTTGAGAACTGTGCAAGATACCTTCTATGCGAATCTTGGAGAGATGTACCAAGAAGCGCAACCCCGACAAAGGAACCATAACCAACAATGGCTGCACTCACACAGTCCTCAACAACTACGGCGACTTTACCACGTCCTGAGACATATGGCAAGCCACTATTTCCATATCTTTTCCACTTAGGTATACGTTTACCCAGTGACCTGCCAGTAGCGTCCACTAGCTTGCCGTCATGTACAACGGGAAACACCACACGGTCTTCCTTCACGTCATACATCAGGCCCAATTCGTATTCATCAATGCCCCACTCCGCACACCACATGATTAGCGCACGTTTGTCACGGTGAGGCACAACGTACTGTGGCATCTCAAACTTGTCGTCAGCGAAATCCTCTACGCCAACAAAGCCACGCTTGATATCGTCCACTGTAAGATGTACACGAGAGCCGCCTGATACAGAACAAGATACCTTGTAGCAGTTCCACATGAGACTACCCATGTTGTTGGTCACAGTGAATGTCTTGTATCCATTACAGGCAGGGCAATTCATGCGCTTGGTTTCCCCATTACGCACGTCTAATTCACTTACAATGTTATATATATTACTCATGTATATATCTCTTTCTCTGTGGCAGTTAAGTGCTTTTATCACGAGATTTACGTGCTGTCAATGCATTATTTGCAGAGGCATACGTATTCTTCATGTAAGGCTTAACTGACTGTGGGTTACTGTGTCCTGTTACCGACATGATTTGTCCCATAGGTACACCAGCCTCGACCATTTGTGTCGTGCCTGTGCGCCGTAGGTCCATCAGTCGTAGTTCGTCAGGCAGTCCAGCTTCACGCATGACAGCCCTTCCAGCTTTCGATAGCCTCTCCATACTGTATGGGTGGTAAGACCCGCCCACGGGCGTTGTACGGGGTGATACGTAGGTTTGAAAGCCAAAGTCTTCTTGTTGTTGTATCAGCATGGACAGTAAGTCATCGTCAATAGGCAACGTGACCTCTGCCCTACGCTTGGATTGCTCCAGATACAGCTTCTTTTCGGGCAGGTCTAGGTTATCCCACGTCAATAGACGCATGTCACCTAGACGCTGGCACCATTCGTAAGCCATGTGAACTATCAATCCGATACTACGCCACTGAAACTCAGTGTATGCCGTGTCAAGAAATTGACGCACATGGTCTTCTGACCACACGACTTTGCGTTGTGGTGCTGTTTTACGCTTGACACTGGCAAAAGGATTCACCTTTGTATACTCCATCTCAATGGCGTAGCGGTAGACGATGGATGAGACAGTACAGACGTGGTTGGCGAGGCTAATGCCCCGCGCAACCCACTCCTCATACGCATGTTTGGCTTGCTTACTTGTCAACGCATCATACTTTACATCACCAAATTCTTTACACATTACACGCAAGAAATATTGATAGTCTTGTTTAGTTCTATCGCGTAACATATTGTAATCATTGGATGTATAATACTTGTCAACAAGTTGCTGCACTGTTTTCATCAGTACTTCCTTTCATAAAACCTTATGCCAACGAACTCATCACAATACGCCTTTATGGTTTTATTGTTCACTTTCTTACCGCCTTCGTAGCATATGTTCTTTTGAAGATAGGACAACGCTTCTTCTTCGCTGTCCATATCTTTGTAGTTAGTGTCAGTGTACCAATAGTCACCTGCACCATCAGCATTGAAACCTTCCTTGTCATAGTCCATTGCTAGTATATACTTCATGCTGCCAGTAACTCCTTGAACTGCTTGCTATCTACCCAGCGAGATACCTTCTCCTCACGCTCCCACATGGAGACAGCATCGGTATCCTTGCCAGTGTTACGCAGCTTGAATCCATTACGCTCATCAGCATAGGTGGCATAGTTGGTGAAGGCAGAGTACAAAGCAAACGCATTGTTGCCACGCACACTAACTTCCTGATTGTACAGTTCAAACATACGCTTGGCCTTGCCCTTGTCGAGAGACTCAAGCATAGCCTTCACGTTGTCTGCATACAGAGGCTTGTTAGCCCAGCCTTGCAAGCGTTCTGACTGTGCATAGAAGTCCTGCTTGCTGCGGTTTAGCTGGTCAATGAATGTGTCAAGGTTGAAGCCACTGGTATTCTTGCGGCGTACCTTGTCATGCTCACCACGTATCTGCCCATTGGTGCAGAAGAAGTCGATAGCACCAAACAGTACTGTGTTTGAACACGTACCGTCCACACCATGCAATGCAATGATGCGCTGTGCTATCTCAGTCTCATGCTTTGGGGTAGTAATCTTGGCCTTCACATTAGGCAACGTCATGTCCATCATGGCCCAGCCATTGTAATGGGCATCACGCCATGCAATGTTAGCACCGTCCACCTCATGCGAGGAAAGGTTCTCTGTCACTGCGTCCATGACACTACGGAAGAAGTCACCGTGTGATGCACAGGTGAAGTCTTTACCAACAATAGCAATGGGTTCGCCAGTGTTGCGATTGATTACATACTTTTTGTCACTAACTCTAGTGGGTTCAAAGTCTACCTTGAAGTCAAGGTTCTCAGGAATATATTCTAATGGCATATCTAGTCTCCTTTCGTTTGTGAAGATGCAGTTATATCATATAACGTAGCATCGGTCAAGTGGCATCCTCATCCCACTGATAATCTACGTACCAGTTTCGTACAAAATCTTTATCGCTTGGCTGAACCAAACCGAAACGCCTAGCAAGAAAGTCGTCAGCACCATCTAG